TGCTGTTTGTACCTGTTATGGGTCTTTGGACCTCTTCTATTGGAATCATTGGTCTTGCTCTCAATCTTCGTGCTTACGATTTTGTATCGCAGGAGATCAGGGCGGCAGAAGATCCTGAATTTGAGACGTTCTATACGAAGAATATCCTTCTGAACGAAGGTCTACGTACCTGGTTGGCACCAGTTGATCAACCTCACGAGAACTTTGTCTTCCCTGAAGAAGTTCTGCCACGTGGCAACGCTCTGTAAATAAATAAAACATATCGTCGCCGCAAAGGGTGTTACTGGCAAAATCCAGTTGACACCCTTCTTTTTTTGCTATATAATTTGTTCGTTCACAAGACATACCAGGGACATCATCGCCCGCTTCGTATGCCTTGGAGTTTCAACAAGGAAAAAATCTATGCTAAATTCACCTGTCCTGAAGGACGACGGCATTCCTGTGCCGTTTATGCCTTTTAAGGATAGCGGAGTCATCTCTGGGGATTGGATGCCCTTTGAGGAGTATCGCGCTATTCCTGAAGTGTTCTGTCAACGGAACACTGATGCACGACTGTCTCGTGCACGTAAACATCTCGCTGCACTACTGCCTGAACATACGATTGTGTTCACTGCACGTCTTACCAAGGACGATTCTATTTTCGGTAAGAAGTACAAGGCAGGACAACGCTGGCGTCTAGACTCCAACACCCGTGCTAAGAACTGGGAGGATGGTGGTTCGGATTTCATTCCCGACCACGTGTTCAATATCGAATTCGCTTTCGATTCCTGTGAGCGCATCCAAAAGTCTTACAACACCTTCGACTCTGCTGATAGTGTAGAGCGTAACCAAGAAAAGGTGTACGGTATCTTCGTTGGTAACTACCGTTGGACACCTACCAGCACCAAACTGCTGAAGGGTCAAATCCTTACTGCACTGCATAAAGCGTGTCAGTATTTTGACAATGAAAACTATCCTTTCCAGCAGTCATCTGCCAAACCCATTGAGGTTGTTGGTCAGATTGGTACGTTCCTTCCCGAACTCAAGCACCTGGATAAGTTTATGCAGGATGCCAAGAGTTGGGACCAGCACCTCATCTGTGCTGCACTTCTTGCAATCAAGAAGCACGGCGAGAACAACGATCGACTTAACACTGCGCTCCAGTATATCGATCGTAAGGCAGCAGACACTCGTGATCTCAAGAAGTGTTTCGATGGTGTCACTCACATTGTTGTTGAGTGGGATCGTAATGAGATCTTCGTAAACAAGAACACGAAGTTCAAAGGTCAGGACAACCTGGACTGCACTGTGCCCTGGTTGCTGTATTGCATTGAGAAGTTCCTTGCTGATAAGAAGCAGGTACGTATCAACAAACCTGCTGATTACGCTCACAACTATGTGACTGTGGGTGATCTCACACTAAATGAACAAGGCGATCTCTCGCAATTATTTGCCTGATACGCTATACTTTGGGGGTCGTTTGACCCCCTTTTTAATGCACGGTAATCTTGAACCCGAGGAGAATGTTATGACTGATGCAAAATTTACCCAAGACGACTTGTGGAACCTAGTCGCAGAACTTGGATGGGATGTACGTAATGACGATATTGTTCTACAAGTTGGTGGAACATCCGTCTATGAAATCGATGGTGCTGGCACCAAGTGGGCACCTGTCAAAGGTACACGTAAGTACAACAAGGATGCCTTCATTGTTATCAAGAATCGCTCACGTGATCCGATCGTACCCTCTCAAGCACCTGATAAATAACTTTGAGAAACACATACTAAAATAATATGTCTGGTGATAATGGTTGGTTTCAACAGAATTGTGATCCCAACGATGATCCTAATGCTGGTCAACAGGAGGTACCCTCTGGTGGCGGTCCAGTAAATACAGGTGCTGATGGTACAACTCCTGCTGAGAAGACTGTCAATCAGGTCATTGAGAACCTGCTTGGACAGTGCTATCCATCTACAGCACCTCAGACGATCAGGAACTTTGTCCCTGAGGGTGATGACTCATTTGTATCCACTCCACCTCAGACGTACGACTTCGGTTTCCTGTTTGATCGTCTGAGAGATCTTGGTATGGATCCTCCTAACGCACCAACCAAAGTTCAATTTCAGTTTCCTAATGCTGGAGACCCGAACTCTGGTGGTGTCTGTTTGAATGATGGTGAAGACACTCGCTCTGCTGTGCAGTGTGAGGAAGACTTTGCGTTCCAGCAGTGCATCAAGGATCATATCGATTGTATCTTCAGACCCTACGCAGGAGGTGCCTGGAAACCCCCTGCAGCGGACTGTGATGTCTTTTCACCTAAGAGTTCCTTCGGTGTCACTAACAAGATCTGTGTCCGCAACTGCGTGCCTCTCAGGACTCCTGTCTTTGAGCACGTGAGTCAGGGTGGTGCAGTTGATGGTGCATATAATCATCGATACTCTCTTGACGAGAATACTCCACCAGGATATATCACATCACCAGGAGCAACGTTCTATCTTCACCTAGAGGAACAACCCAAGTCCGTTCCTCTGTACGTTGCATACAGCAGCAGCACTCAGGACACTATGCTCACTACAGATCCTGCTGGTGAAAAATCTACTATGGATTCTGCTGGTATGGGTCCACGTGATCAAGTCATTGGATACGTTTATAAGGAAAAGAGTGATATTATTAGTGCCTTAGGTGAGGGTGAGAAAGCAGCACCCCTCTATAGATATTACAATCCAGTTGATCAAGATCATAGATATACTCTAACTCCGATTGGTGGTGCTCCTCTGGAGGCAAACCTTCGCAAGGGATATTATAATATCAGACACGAAGTTGAGGCAGACCTTAAGATCGAGTTCAACTGTGAGCGTGGTTCGGCAGGATATAAAAATACATTTGGTTATTATTTGACTAACAGTGATGGAGATCCTGTGTATGGTCAGGTAGTCCTTCCTAATGCAACTGATGCAACAGGATACAAATCATATACTATCCCCCAGGCAACACTTAATCAGTACGTTCCGTGCAGACTTGGTTTTGTTTTAATACCCGATGGTGATGAGGAGAACAGCGGTGTTAGTGAAGGAGATAATCTGTCATTCTCTGAGACTGGTAATGGTTGGAGAACCAACTTGGATAGTGCAGAGGATGACCTATCGTTCTTCTCTGAAAAGAGATTGAATTGGGACAAAAAAGATTTCACCAAGTGGACTTCTCGTTGGTGGCAATACTGGGAAGATCTTAAGAACGGTGATGATGATTATGATGATGTGAAGATTTCATATCGTCTGAATTATGCTGGTAGCGACTGGTTCTATGAGGGGATCCAGTGCTATGTGTTTGAGGATTTGATTGTTCCTGAGTATGAGGATCTTTCATATGCAGATCAATGTGAAGGTCGTATCTTTGAACCTGCTGGATTCTCTGACGTACAGATGACCCGCGAAGGTTGTGGTCAAGTCACTGAAGAGGGATTTGGTTGTGGTAAATGCGAAGGTAAGTATCAAACCCGTAGGAACAAGGTACAAACAATCACTGCTAAGAAGGGTGGAACTGTATCGATTAGATCCCACGGTGGTATGACTGGTGGATATGGTGAGTGCATCAAATTCAAATGGAATCTACAGAAGAATGGCACCGAGATTTACAGTGAAACATCTAAAGTAGAAGACTGGAGAAAGATTGGAGAGGTGTTCCATACATTCTCAGTTGCAGAGGGTGATGATATTACCTTTGAACTTGAGTCTATTAAGTCGGGACACTACAATGCTAGTGCTACACCTGCATTCTCTCTGAAGGATGAGACTTCTGGTGACATCTTCTCTACCTGGGAATGTATGCTCACAACAGTATCTCACGGTGTTTCCAGCACTTCTGCTGACTGTGGTAAACCTGGACAGATCTCACTCGTCGATCTCCGTGACAGAAGCAACAGCGTTGTTGCTTGGGTTGATGGTTCTGGAGTTACTGGTAACTGGTTGGAGACAACCAACCGTCCAGAGTACGTTTCAGGTGGTTTGAAACTGAAAGATGGTGACACTGGAGTTATGATCCGTACTGTCAAGAAAGGATTGTCAATGCAGATACGGTATGAAGCGTTGAGTGCTAGTCAGTTGTCTAGTTCTTCTGCAATCGTATTCGATAGTAATGGTGATTTTGTCAACGGTACTCCTAACAATGTAACCATTGCTGTCAAACTAAAGTGGGATGATAATGTTAGGACTGCTGGTCTAGCAATCACTGACATCACAGCAGTTGGTGCTGATGGTAATACCGTTACCTGGAATCGTGGAAATAATTCCAACAGTGGTGCCACTACCAAAACTATTACTCTTGGACCAGGAACCACCAACGTAACTTACAATGGTAACGCAGGTGGATTCACAGTCAAGAATAATAATACTCTCGTTTGCTTGAAAGATACTGATGGCAATGATTGTAATGGTGAGTTCACTGTTGGTGAAGGTGGTGGAGGTATCCGCTATAAGGTCATCTATGTGTATGATCAATCTGCTGGTGGATATTCTGCTGGCGAACTGCAGAAGTGGTGGGTTGGTACAAACAAAAAGACTGGTAAGAAGTTCAACCAGGGCGTACGTATTGACACCATTGATGGTAGTGAGTGTGCACCCACAGGTAGACTGAACACGTTCTCATTTGGTTCACGTAGAGAATCTGCTGAAGATGGTGACTTTGGTATTGTTCCACCTGTTGAGATGGTGACTGCTATGTCACTCAACTCTACGTACTATGATTCTTGTGTGAATAATTTGGTGAACGCATTGTTTACTACTGATCTCAACGATAGTTCTAGTTCAGTGTCTAATTTCAATGGTGAACCTATTACTTTGGCATCCTATTGGAGAGTTAAGAATGCAAACAACGAACCTGTTTACTTCTATCACGACTTTGTATTAGAAGGTCCTACTACCAATCAACTCGCCAAGGTTAGAATGCGAGCAGAGTTGATCTATAAGGAAGAACTTATAGACAATGGACAACCCGAAACAAATGTTGGTTATCAGTTTAGGTGGACTGTTGACAGTGTACGGCAACGTGGTTATGGTTACATTGATGGTCAGGAGACTCGTGTAGAATATCCTGAGCGTGCTGATAGCATCTACGAATACTGGGATGACAGCACCCCATACAACCCTGAGCAAACTAATCTACCTAAGAAGATTAAGATCAGGAATGCTGAGACTGATACCATTTCACGTACAGCAAAGTGGGCAATGTATCAAGAGTCCCACGACAATACCAGCACGATATGGTATAGTAATCTTAGTCGCTCTAAGAACTCACAGTTCAGAGACTATCGCTTTATTATTGAGGACGCAACTTAATGACAGGATTTTGGGATAGGAGACTTGCAAAGTCCCACAAGGAACTCAAGTCTCTTACCAATGCAATACAAGAGTCCAAAGAGGACCCCAAGAAACTTCGGAAAAAGATTAAGAGAATCAGTAGATATTATAAATCTACGTTAGGAGAACTTGCTCGCCTAGACGATTCCATATATAATGTTATGGAACAACCACAGGGGGATGCTGATGGCGACAAAGGAACAGAAGTTGAGGGGGATGAGTCTTCTGATAGAGAGTCTGATCGAACCGAACTCTGAACTAAGAGCAGACGCACACGAACAGAAGTGTTATCACGAACTAATGATGTATCGTGATGACTGCATTAACTATTGTCGTCGTAAGTATGAGGAGATCTCCTGGAATGATTAATCTTCACGAACGATACGGTCACTATATGCATAACGAGCGTCTCGTGTGGGAAGATGCAGGAGAACACATTGTCGCATATGGTTGGTGTGACAATGGTAAGTCATTGACTGGACACTATGTATTGACAACGACAAAGAAACTACTGTATGATCTTAAGGGTAAACTATTAAGTATCGAAGATCGTGAAGAAGTTACTGCGGATATGGAAGTATTCGCTCGGTAGTTTTTCTGATGACAAGACAGAACCCTATGACAATTACATATGCGGTGTACGTACTATTCTATTTGTCTCTTACCTTGTCACTAATTGTTTTATTGTCAGCGGGGTGATCCGCCATTGGGATGATCGACCTATTTCCAACACAAATTTATCCTCAACAACACACGGATCCTGCAATCATTGAAGAGGTTGATAGTACAATCTCTTACCTAGAGGAGACAGGGGACTGGCAACACAGTTCTTACCTGTCTCCTTATGCTATGCAGGAAACTTTGCACGGCACTCACGCTAAGCAGCACCTCCTACAACTGTTTAAGAAGCATCCGATGCCTAAGTTAGAAACTTTCTTAGGTGAAGCGGTAGAGCATTACGTATCAAATACGAAGCTGCCCGTTCCTGATAGTGCTTCAGCATATATAGAACCATTGAAAGGTGCCTGGACAATATCCCAATCGTGGATAAATGTTTGCCCTAAAGGCAAGGCACAGGTTCGTCATACCCACGCAGGGCATCAGGTATCTGGTGTTTACTATCACCGTACTACACCTGAGATGGGTGGTATCCTATTCTACAATCCCAATCCATATTCTAAAATGTGTATGTTTGGGACAGAGGAAGGGATCTATTTTGAACCGACACCTCAGTCGGTTATACTGTTTCCTTCTTGGTTGGAACACGCCACCGAGAAGAACAACACAGACCTCAATCGTTATTCAATCGCGTTCAACGTACACTTGTATTAATTATGTCAGCACCAAAGAGCACAACTATCTACACCAAACCTGGTTGCCCTTTCTGCACCAAGATCAAAGAGGTTTACAAAATCAAAGGATGGAGTTATCGTGAGTTGGTACTCAATGAGAACTTCACCAGAGACCAGTTCCACGGTCAGTTCGGTGGGTCGGCAACGTTCCCACAACTGATTGTTGATGGTCAATCAACTGGTGGTTGCAATGAGTCCATTTCCGAGTTCAAAAAGAGGGGACTGATTTGACAGTTATGAGTGAGAAAGTAGACGAACTATGTGAGTTGGTTGAACGAGCACTGGATCACGCAATGGAGGGTAGGTTTCTTATGAAGATCTACCCTCATATGTTGAACCAGAAGTTCACTCGTAAAGAGTGTACGTTGTTCATTGAATCATCTACCGCAGCGAACTTGTCTATCACTTGTTATGATCTAGAAAAATACATCAAGGGAGGTGACAAGACGGTCAAAGAAGCGTACGGTTATCTCTCCAAACCTCAGGCACGTAAGGTGTATAAACATCTGTATGGTATGCTTGAAGACGCCTGGAAGTACGAACAAGATCGTCGCCCAGGTAGAAAGAAAAAAACTAAATAGTCTCGAATATACAAGGAGACGACTATCTAGTTTCGTTATGTCACCAAAGTAAAGTAAGGAGGAAGACCGATGTTAATTGCGGTTTATGTTTTCGCTCTGATTGGAGCGTTCCTTCTAGGAGGTATGTTCTTCTGGATGGCAAAGGATTACATTGAGGCGTTCATTGACAACGCAGCGTACTCAAAGGCGATTACGCACCCAGAAATGCTAGATGCAGATGGGAATGTCAATCAAGAAGAACTTCTCTACTTGCGTTTTGATGATGACTCTGGTATTATTGACGATGAAGACGACGACTAACTTATGATCCTGGTCGATATGAATCAGGTGATGATTGCGAACCTTATGGTCTCGCTCAATCAATCTGAGGAACTGCAGGAAGGACTGGTTCGTCATATGGTTCTAAACTCTCTACGGGGATACCGTAAGGAGTTCTACAAAACCTATGGCGAACTTGTTTTATGTTATGACAGTAAGCATTACTGGCGACGTGAAGTCTTCCCGTACTATAAAGGTACAAGGAAGAAAGACCGTGCTAAGTCAAAGCACAACTGGGATAACATCTTTGATCTCCTGAATAAAATCAAAGCAGAGTTCAAAGAGCATCTTCCATACAAGGTTCTTGAGATTGATGGGGCAGAAGCAGATGACATCATTGCTGTGCTGTGTAAGCACCAAGGTCTTGCAAACATCCGCCTACAAAACAATATGCAACCAGCAGTCAAGACATTGATTCTGTCTGGTGACAAAGATTTTATTCAACTCAAGAGGTACGGGTACGTTACTCAGTACAATCCTTGTCTCAAGAAGTACATTGAAGGACTTGATCCTAAACTCTACATTGCAGAACACGTAATGAAGGGTGATAGGAGTGACGGTATCCCAAACTTCTTATCCGATGACTCTTGTTTGGTGGAGGGACGTAGACAAAAACCCCTAGCAAAGGTTAAAATTGCAAGGTGGTCTACAATGTCTCCCGAAGAGTTCTGTTATAGTGATGAAACTATGGAGAACTATCGTCGTAATCAACGCTTGATCGATTTTGACTACATCCCAGAAGAGATCTCCGCTAAGATTATAGATACATATGAGTCTGCAAATCCTCCTAGTAGGAAGCACATCTTTACCTATATGGTAGAGCATCAACTGAATGACTTAGTACATTACGTAAGTGAGTTTTAACAATGGCAATGAAACTATTGATTTCTGAGATCCTTCAGAAGGCACACAATGCCAAGACGAAGGCAGAGAAAGTTCGGATCCTGCGAGAAAATAATAGTCAGGCACTCCGATCCCTGTTCATCTGGAACTATGATGACAGTGTAGAGAGCGTCCTCCCTGAAGGTGAGGTTCCCTACAAACCTAACGATGCCCCCTTGGGCACAGAGCACACTCGTCTGGAGACTGAAGCACGTAAGTTCTTCTACTTCATCAAGGGTGGTGCCGACAATATCCCTGGTATTAAGAAGGAGAATATGTTTCTTCAGATGCTAGAGGGATTGTACAAGGATGAGGCAGAGGTAGTCTGTCTAGTCAAGGATAAAAAACTTCAGAAGAAGTACCGTATCACTCTCGCTGTAGTCAAGGAAGCATTTCCGACGATCAACTGGGGTGGTAGGTCCGCACCGACGAAGTGAAATTTATTAAACAGAACTGCACCCCGCAAGATGCGGATGACAAATCTCTACCAACCACTTGCTTCTTAGTAACATATAAAGATAATGGTATCACGTACTATGATCTGGTTATGGCATCTAAACAAGTAGACATTTTTGATTACTACTACGATAAATATCGTGAAGGGTTTATCACTATGAAGCAAGCAGAAGGTCGAGCAAACCCTAAAGTATGGACCCCACCAAAATGAGTATCTACCAATTCAATCTTAAGAAAGAAGAGGAAGAACAAATCAAAGCGGAACTTGAGCAGGAGGAAACTCCTGAACAGAAAGAGTACGTTACTGCTGAAATGGTTGGTGCCTTTCTCGGCACAGTATTTGCAGCACCTCTAGTCCTTATGCTAACCTGGAACTGGTCTTTGCCAGCACTGTTTGGTATCAAGGCAATCAATTATTTCCAAGCAATTTGCTTGGTTGCTATCGTGAGGATTCTTAAAGGATGAGTAAAGTTTGCCTTATCAGCGTCACTCCTGATGCTGAAAAAACTATGGGGTATGTTGCACGTGTAAGCAACCCCAAGAACCAGGACAACCCTAAGGTTGCTGGTCTATTGAAGTATTGTATTGAGCACGAGCATTGGTCTGTGTTCGAGCAAGCATTTATGACGCTTGAGATCAATACATCACGGGCAATCGGAGCTCAAATTTTGAGGCACCGTAGCTTCACATATCAAGAGTTTTCCCAGCGGTATGCTGATGCAGGACTTTTGATGGGTAATGAGATTCCTGTACCTGATCTGAGACTGCAGGACACTAAGAACAGGCAGAACTCTATCGATGCTGTTGATGCAGACACGAAGAAGTTCTTGCAGGGTCGCATTCATCAATACTTCTATGAAGGTATGGACTTGTACAATGAACTTCTTCGTGAGGGAATCGCAAAGGAGTGTGCAAGAATGGTGCTTCCCCTCGCCGTACCGACAAGAATGATGATGACAGGATCAGTTCGCTCGTGGATCCATTATATTAATCTACGTACTGGTCACGGCACACAGAAAGAGCATATGCAAATCGCAGAACTCTGTAAAAAACATTTCGTTTGTCAGTTCCCCATCGTTTCAGAGGCACTTGGTTGGTGTCCACCTGAAGAAGAATGTGGTTGTCCTGATGAATACGATGACCTTCAACCTTGTCTGAGGATTGATTAATGATTCCATCCTATCTCATCGGTTTCTACGTCACGGCAATACTCGCTGCAGTATTTCTTGCAGCGTTTGGTCCTGATGGTGTGGAACGATTATCTATGTGGATCTCAATGGAGATTCGCTATGCTTTTCTGAAGATGAGAATGAAATGGATGGAGATCAAACTTAAACGAGACCTAGATAGGATACGTAAAGAAATCGAACACGAACGGATGAAAGACTAATGCCAACCTACGAATGGATTAACAAAGAGACTGGCGAGATCACATCAAATTATATGTCGATCGCTGCTCTCGATAAATACAAAGAAGAGCACCCTGAATTGGAACGATACTTTGGCAATCAAAATGTTGCCACTGTATATGGAAAACCAAAACAGTCCGATGGATTTAAGCAAGTGATGCAGAAAATCCAGTCAGCCCATCCTGGTGCAAACCTTAGCCGATTTACTTGATTATGCCGCCAAGAAAGCGAAAGACACCTGTTCCCTCTGGTATGACAGCGAAACAGATGAGACGAAAAAAACCAATCAATATGGATCACCTCAAGGTGATCGAACCTCTCACTGATAATCAGGAGAGAGTGTTCACATCATATGCTGAAGGCAAACACTTGGTCTTGCACGGTGCCGCTGGTACTGGTAAGACATTCATCAGTCTGTATCTTGCATTGAAAGACGTACTAGAACCATCCTCTCCTTATGAGAAGGTGTATATGGTTCGCTCTCTTGTGCCTACTAGGGAGATTGGTTTCCTTCCTGGAGACCACGAAGACAAGAGTAACTTGTACCAGATTCCCTATAAGAATATGGTCAAGTATATGTTCCAGATGCCTGACGATGCAGCATTTGATATGTTGTACGACAATCTGAGAGCACAAGAAACTATCTCGTTCTGGTCCACATCCTTCATCCGTGGTACTACTTTGGATGATTGTATTGTTATTGTTGATGAGTTCAGTAACTTGAACTTTCACGAACTTGATAGTATCATTACACGTATCGGACAGAATTCTAAGATCATCTTCAGTGGTGACTACACCCAGTCCGATCTGGTCAAGAGTAACGAGAAGAACGGAGTCCTTGACTTTATGAGGATCCTCAACACGATGCCATCATTCGACTGCGTTGAGTTTGGTATTGAAGACATCGTACGTTCTGGTCTTGTACGTGAATACTTGGTCAGCAAAATTAATCTAGGATTTTAATTATGTTCAAAATGGTGGGACCTCCAGTCCCGCTAACTGAGTTGAACGCTGTCACAAAGACCAGCGGAATGCGACTCTATGAAGTTAGTGAAGGTAGATGGTACCCATCCATCACCACAATTACAAGTCACAAGAAGAAAGACTCGATCCTCAAGTGGAGAAAGCGTGTTGGCGAAGAAAAAGCTAACAAGATTTCATCACAAGCATCTAATCGTGGCAATAAATTCCACGGTATGGTAGAATGTTATTTGAAGAACGAAGGTCTACCTAAAGATGAAACGCATCCTCTTGCTTCTTATCTTTTTAGGTCTGCCATTGAGACGCTGGATAGGATCAACAACATTCACTTGTTGGAAGCTCCTCTCTTCAGTGATCATCTTCGCATTGCTGGTCGTGTTGACTGCATAGCAGAGTTTGATGGTGAACTTGCTGTCATTGACTTCAAGACATCAACAAAACCCAAGCAGGAATCCTGGATCGAAAATTACTTTGTACAAGAAGCAGCGTATGCTGCAATGTATTATGAACGTTGTGGCGTTGAAGTACAGAAAGTTGTAACTATCATCGCCGTCGAAGACGGTACGATGCAAGTGATTGAGAAACGGAATTTGAATGAGTTGTATAAACTTCTGCAAGAATACATTCACGACTTTAATACCTCTTACAGATGAAAGAATTCCAAGACAAATTTATGACGCAATCGAAATTCTCCTCTCTTGTAGAGGATGTGGTGAAGAATAGTAATGGACTCGTGAACTACATCGATGCTGTCGTAGTTGTCTGTGATGAGTACGAGATCGAAGTCGAGACCGTCAACAAACTTATCTCCCGTCCTCTCAAAGACAAGATCAAATACAACGCTCAACAACTCAACTATGTAAAGAAAACATCGAGAGGAGTGCTCCCACTATGAGCGAACCGTTTTACCATTCAGAAGTAGTACGTCAGGAATTGCACGATATGCAGTCCCTGTACAAGGATCTCTACGACATCTCCATCAGATTTCCATTGATGAGTCAACAGGAGAAGAGAGATCATCTTGAGAAGACTATGGAATTGGTTGCCAAACAGAAGGTCTTCTATGCTAGACTGTCTCTGATGTCATTGGAGGACAAGGAAGCAGCAGACCTCAAGATACGTATTGACCAGATGACCGCACTCTATAGTGGTGGTCAAGGCATCAACGATGTCCTGGAAAATATGTCCAAGCGCCTCAAGTCCTGGAGAAAAGAACTTGACAGTGCTAAATAATCCTGTTACCCTTATTGGGTAGTACACAACACACACAACACACAACAAAAGACTAATTATGTCATTCGCATCCCTTAAGAAATCCTCTGGTTCCAATCTCGGCAAACTTACCAAGCAGTTGGAGAAACTCAACAGCAACGGTAAGCAATCTGACGAGCGTCTCTGGAAACCTGGGGTTGACAAATCTGGAAACGGGTTTGCCATCATTCGCTTTCTCCCCGCTCAGGGTGACAGCGACCTGCCTTGGGCACAGGTCTGGAGTCACGCATTCCAAGGACCAGGTGGTTGGTTGATCGAGAACTGCCCGACAACCAAAGGAGAGAAGTGCCCTGTGTGCGCTCACAACAGTACGTTGTGGAATGCTGGTCGCGAGTCCGATAAGGATGTCGCACGTAAGCAAAAGCGCAAACTGTCCTACTATGCAAACATTTATGTCGCTAAAGACCCTCTGAATCCAGAGAACGAAGGTAAAGTCTTCTTGTATAAGTTCGGTAAGCGTATCTTTGATAAGATTACCGCTCGTATGCAACCAGACGAGAATGATTATGATCCGCAACCCGCTATTGACCCGTTCGATCTTTGGACTGGTGCTGATTTCAAACTGAAGATCAAGCAGGTTGCAGGTTACTGGAACTACGACGACTCTACCTTTGCTGCCCCTGGTACGTTGGGTGGATACGACGACGAGCGCCTGGAGGAAGTGTACAACAGTACATATTCCCTCAAGGAGTTCACTGATGACTCAAACTTCAAGAACTACGACGAACTGGATACACGACTCCAGACTGTCCTTGGCAAGTCTGTTCAACCTCGTGTGGTTGACGAGTCGCTGGAAGATGAGTCCGAAGGACGTGGAAACTTCAACTCCCCTGACATCACTGGATCTAACAGTCCAGCGTGGACAGAGGACGTTGACACGTTCGCAAAGGCAAAAGCTTCTGCACCTGCAGGAGTTGCTGAAGAAGACGACGCACTGAGTTACTTCGCCAAACTGGCAGAGGAAGACTGATGGACGTTGTACACGCCTGGAACTCGATGAGTTACGGAGAAGGGTTTCTCTTCTCCCTGTGGGTCATCGGGATGTATTATATCAAACTTAGAATGGATCGTTATTTTACACGATGATGCACCAACTCTTCCCCACACCAGTGTTTGAAGAGAACGTAGGGGTCCCTGAGGGGACCCTTTCTGTTTTCGATAGTATCTTCCCGTGGGATAGGTTCGAGACTAAATCAATTAGTCAGACCAAACAGATTCTCTCTCGCCTGCCTGAGATTCAAGAACTGATTCTCAATCAAGTGAGGGACTGGATGTATAATGCTTTGCTGGTTGACCCTAGCAATGAGATTGAGATCGTACGTTCGTGGGGTGTGTTCCATCGTGAGGGTGACTCTTGCGATTGGCATTCTCATTCCAATGCAATTATGAGTGGTGTCTACTATATACTGTGTGATGAAGAGAGTGGTAGACTGTTCTTTAATAAAGGAGCACAGTTTCTCAACTGCTTTGTTCCCACACTAGAACCTGATGTGGTTGGGTTTACTGACTGCACAGCAAAGCAATTCACTATCCACCCTGAACCTGGTACGTTGGTGATGTTTCCATCTCAGTTAGTACACAGAGCAGAGGTGTGCCACTCAGAAAAGCGTCTATGCATTGCATTTGACGTGATCGTACGTGGTAGAATAGGTTCAAGACACGGAAATGAATTAGAACTATGAGACTTTTCGCCCTGGGTCTGACTCTTCTTTTAATGCCCTCTGCTGCTCAAGCACACCACAGGCATCGTATCACAGACGGTGAGCGAGAGGTTGCACCTTCGCACTGTGTTTACGATCCAATGTTTATGTCCTGGAACTGCTGGTACAAACCAGTGCCAAGGCGTAGACGCCACCATCATCATCACCATCATTACTGGGATGGTAGTGGTCACGTTCCATCATTTACTCCTAACAAGCACAACGAACACGGAGTTCCTTGCTACTTCTATAAGAAAGGACCTTGGTGTTTCTAGTATCCGCCGCCGTAATATCCTCCACCACCTGATGATCCACTAGATCCGCTAGATCCTGAGGATCCAGATGAACCACTAGATCCAGACGATCCAGATGAACCACTAGATCCAGAGGAACTACTGCTGGATCCACTGCTGCTACTGGAACTACTGCTACTGGAACTACTGCTGGAGGAAGAGGAACTGCTGGTTGAACTTGAAGACGTACTGCTAGAGGGTAGTGTCGCTGTAATGGTGGTACCACTACCAGATGTAAAGGACACCTCAGCAGCAGTACCAGCAACAGATGCACTACCTGCCAGGAGAGCAGTAGAAGAACCACCACCAGAGGCAGAACCTGTAGACGCAGTGGACTGTCTCGGTTTGCTGTATCTGGGTAGACCAATGAACTCTTCTGCAAGAGATCCTTCAGTCTTCTTGTTACCTTCTGGATCTACCTCAGCGTGAGGAAGATAGTCACATAGTCTCTTGAATTCTGAGATGAAGTCAGTTATATACAGTGGACGCAGTAAATAGATATTTCTTTTCGTCTCATTGATCTTGGACTCATAGTTAAAGTACGAGACAGGTGATCTTGAGATGGACTTTGGAACTATGTCACCATTTGCTTTGGTGATATGAAAATCTTCTGATACGATGAGACCCTCAGGCATAAGGCGCATACCAGTGGCAGGATCTATGTACTCATTTGTTTCGTAGTGCTTGATCCCTTCGATAGAACCATACTTATTTGCCACGTAATCCCTAAGATCGTCACGAGTCAGTGGCCAATCTTCGTTTACATTGATGATATTATTTACCAGTAGAACGATCCAGTCTAGACCAGGGTCATTGTAGTATTCATATGCAATCTGATCAGGTCTTTGACCCTCAGTGATTTCATACTGAATGAAACCCAGCAGAGCACCTTGAAGACTGTCGCGGATCTTAATCCTACGGAAGATATTTACTGCCAGTTCATAAGGTTGGACACCATTGATCCTACTCTTCTGACGTACATATACTTTGGGGAGATACTTAAAATATGCCATTATCGAATAGAGTTTTTGGTGAGGAATGCAGTCTCGTTGAATGTGAGAGACATATTGAATGCCGCAGGACCATAATCTGTAATGCTATCAAAGATGTCCTTCAGTGAGTTGTAAGGACCATCAGGTGTCAAGTCAATGGAGAAGTTTGCAAGGACCATCTTGAGAGGGAACTGCATAATCTTCTTGAGACCAGTGGGTTGACCAGAAGTGATGTCAAGGTCACCTGTCTCACTTGGTTTGCCTTCGATACGTACGAGTTCAAGTCTGAAGTAGTCGGGGATAGTCAACCATCTACCCGAACCAGAACCAGATTTACTTGACAACATATTGTTGAACAGTTGGTTGCCACCATCACCAGCAAAGTCAACTGGTGTACCATCTTGTTCACCAGGAAGCATTGCAAGTCTCAAGCATTGGATGATGTCATACAACTCAGATGCTTCCTTTGCATTCCTGGGTTGACATTTGAAGTTGAAACTGTGGTTTCTGTACGTGGTACCTCTGAAAGTGGTCTCTTGATATGGGTTGAAGATTCTCTTCTTAGTCAATGCTCCGATGGTGTTTGCATCGAGACCAGAAGTATTCATTCCAAGAGTGCTGTTCACAAGACCAATAGCACTTGCAACCTTGTTCATCACGAACTCAGGCTTTGCAGCACCTGCAGTCTGTTGCAGCGTGTTGACTAGATCATCACCAGTGGTACCGTTTTGTAGTGCTTGCATTGCACCCATACCTGCAGCACCAAGAGTGACCTGGTTGTACTCAGCACCATACTCTTCCTTCAATCCTTGAGGAAGGTATAGATAAATAGTTTTATAAAGTGCACCCTCACTCGATCCACCTATGCCACCAACTCTGGTGTAGGGATTACCCTCTGCAGATCTATATACTTTGATCTTCAGGTAATCAACAACGGTTGTTCCGAACGAATCTTGCCCTCGTATAGCACTGCTACCAGGGGAGTCGCCAGGTACTTGCGTTGGTATTGATCGGGGATATACTAATGGAGCTTCAGCCATATGCCTCAGAGAAGTTATTCAGGTCGTTTCAAACCAAGTAATCCTGGCAAGTACAAAGGTGATCCTACAAACATTATTTATAGATCTTTGTGGGAACGTAAATTAATGGTATGGTGTGACAACAATGCGAACATCAAAGAATGGGGAAGCGAAGAAACAGTCATTCCTTATGTCAGTCCTGTTGATAATCGGGTTCATCGTTATTTTCCCGACTTCTACGTCAGAGCAAGAACCAGGAACGGAAGGACTCAGAAGTTCATTATCGAGGTTAAACCGCTCGCGCAGACAGTTCCACCGAAAAAGAAAAGCAGGGTTACCAAACGATACTTAAGTGAGGTGACCACGTACGCTGTCAATGATGCTAAGTGGAAAGCAGCACGGGAGTATTGTGCCGACAGACAGATGAAATTTCTCATCCTTACAGAAAAGGAGTTATTGGTGTGAGTTTATTCGAGGACATAAAAGATTTAGGAGGTGGTGGATCATTCAACAAAGAATGGTGGCGTAGTCAACTCATCTATGGTTTGGAAGCAGGCACACCACAGGTTGGTAGGATGATTTTTTTCTCTTACAACGCTAAATATGGTGAGCAGATGCAGTTCTGGGATAGGTACCCACTGGTATTCATCCTAGGTGAGGATTCAACTCGATTCTGGGGTGCGAACCTTCACTACCTACCACCTTCAGGACGTGCATCATTAGGTGAGTCACTATTTCAGGGAGTTCTTGACGTACCTCCTGTTACTTACCATAAATACTTACGATCTAATGTACAATCTCCGTACTTTAACGTGCCAAATTCTGAGTGGTCTGATGTGGGTTTGATACCCTGTGAGCAATTTGTAACTACAATTAACGGTAGAAACATTAACGTACCATCCAAAACAGTGTATCAATACGCATAATGTCAATCTCATTCAGCAGATTCAAAGACCTGGTTGCAACAGGACAATACGAACCCTCGCGTTCAAATATGTTCTCCATTCAGATGGGGATACCATATCATATGCGTAGTCTTTTGGGTGAGTTTGGTGGTCCAAAGGGATTCTATGAAGCGATTGATTACTTTGCCGATTCAGTGACAGTTCCCTCTCGTAACCTGATGACAGGTGAGGTAACTAACTTCGGTGCGATGAGGAGATATGCAACACAACAGACACCACAAGAATTAAATATCCAATTCCTTGTCACCAAGAACCAGTGGCACCGTGCATTCTTTGAGAGATGGATCAACACTATCTCTAGAGACACAGAGAACAGGAGTATGTTCTATGATAATTATGTAACTGACATCATTATCAATAAGTGGGAACCTGGATCTAACTTGGTCACTAAATTTGTAGATGCCAACGGCAACGCAGGACAGATTCGTAACAATAAAATCACAGCACAATGGAGAGCAGTTGGATGCTTCCCATACAATGTAAGTCAGATGACATTTAACAATGAGCAAATGTCACTGATGAAGTTGGACGTACAGTTCTATGTTGAACGTTTCCGTATGGGTACGACGATCAAGTCTCAAGGTGATTGGACCACAGATATTGTCACTGAGGCAAACGCTCCCTTGAATGAAATCGTGTCCTCTCCTGGTAGTCCTCTGAGAGGTAACTCGGGTATTCCAGCATTCGATAGAACCATTGATGCCATTGGTGAAGTCAGTCGTGCTATCGATAGTGTCAGTTCTGCTGTTAACAGCATTGGAAGGATCTTCCAGTAACTGACTAAATACCTATACGAATTGGTCTTATTACTATGCCTATGCCATTGCCCACCTTGGTGGTGCCTGAATATGAAACTGTTTTGCCCTTCGGTCAGAAGGTAACATATCGTCCTTTCCTGGTACGTGAAGAGAAGTTGCTTTACCTAGCAATGGAATCTCAGGATCAGAAAGAGATGATCAAAGCAGTCAAAGAAATTATTAAAAACTGTACCAGCATCAAAAAAGTAGACACACTTTCCACTTTCGATGTTGAGTTCCTCTTCCTTCGTATCCGTGCGAAGTCTGTTGGTGAAATTAGTGAGTTCAAAATCACTTGCCCTGATGATGACAAGACACAGGTAGATGTAGAAGTCAACCTGGAACAAGTAGAGGTACAAGTCCCTGACGATCACACCAATAAGATCAAGATCACTGATGATGTCACGCTCGTGATGAAGTATCCATCTATCGATACCTTCGTCAAGAACAATCTCTCTGAGAATCCTGGTATGGATGACATCTTCCAACTCGCTGCTGATTGTGTCTCACAGATTGCAAACGGTGAAGAGGTAGAAGATGCTAAAGCATACAAGAAAGCTCAACTCGTTGAATTCTTTGAATCAATGAACTCTTCACAGTTCCAGATGGTTCAAAAGTTCTTTGAGACAATGCCTAAGTTGTCTCATACCATTGAGGTCTTCAATCCCAAGACTGAAGTGAAGAGTGAGGTGGTACTTGAGGGGATGGCTGCTTTTTTCGCGTAGCCCTAGCCCACGACTCACTGATCAACTTGTTTGAGGTGAACTTCGCACTGATGCAGCACCACAAATATAGTCTCACTGAGTTAGAGAATATGATGCCGTGGGAGAGGGATGTGTACGTTAATATGCTGATCCGACACCTCCAAGAAGAGGAGGCGAGGCAGAGGCAAGCATCAAGAGGACAATCACTTTAATGCAAGTATCTAAACCCATAGCAATAAGATCGTTTCTCCCTGTCACCAGGGGAGTAACGGGTTCTATTGCGACTAATCCTGTTACTGCTATGACGACAGCAGTCAACAGGTTGGGTGCCACTGTAGAGGACATTGGTAAGATTCTTGTTGGGCAGATGCAACTTGCCACCACACCAGTGCAAAGAGATGCAAATGCCGATCAATTAAGAAGAGACAAGAAGACTGAAGATGATATAGAGAAGAACAGAATTAGTAAAAAGGATTTAGATAAGGGAGCGAACGAAGAGAAACCAGAACCACCAAAGATGGGTTGGTTGGAGAGGTTGTTAGCACCATTCAAGTGGTTGGCAGTCTCTGCTTTGCAGTGGTTTGTTCTAGACTTCCTTAGTGATCCTAAGAACAAGCAAACGATCAAGACTGGTCTTAAGATAATCAAGGCGTGGTTGGGTACGGTATTTAAGGTACTGACCACAGGTGTGAACCTGATAATGGAAGCCTTTGGTGAGAAGAACATCCTTATGGGTGCTCTGAAACTTGTAGGTGGTCTCGGGGCGCTGTGGTTAGCAGATAGGATATTAAAACCCTGGAAACTTATTGGTGACGCTGCTCGTCTCACTAGGTTCCTCACCAAGGGGATGAAAAAGAATACAGTAAAGTCGCAGAAGCAATTACATAAACAGTTAGTACGTAAACGCGCTGCAAATATCAAACGCATCCGTCAGATGCGTAAACTCAAAGCAGTTGCAGGTAAAGGTCTCAGAGCAGGTGGTAAGTTTCTGAAAGGTGGTGGTCTCTCCGTACTTGCGGGTGGTGCTGCGTTTGCGGGTAGACTTGCTAAGGGTGACTCGATGCAGGTAGCAGCAGGTGCTGGTATTGGTGCCACTGTTGGTGGTCTTGCTATGTCTGCACTGTTGACACCTATCCTGGGTCCATTTGGTCCTATTGTGGGTCAGTTGCTTGGATCATTCCTTGGTGAAAAGGTTGGTGCCTTCATTGGTGATGCTATTACTCCCATACTGGAACCGATCAAGAACTTCTTCGTGGAGATTGCCCTCCCAGTAGTCAAGTCGTTCTTTATGCCAGTCATCAACCCGATGATTGAGTTGTTCCGTGATGGAGTGTTACCCGTCCTGGAGTTGATCAAGGAAAAACTGTCACCCATCCTTGAGGGTGCAGTCCAAAAAATCAATGATGTTATCAACTCTGACTTTGTACAAGGTGCTATTCAAAAACTTGTCAATCTGGTTGAGGGTGCCAAGAAAATTATGCAAGGTGGAGCGGATCAGTTGGGTCGTTTCAGAAATGTTCTTGGACTTGAGGCTGAAACTGAGACGGCGGAAAGAGAACTCCGTATGGCAAAGCAGGCAAAACAGGATGCAAAGAATGACCTGGAATATGCAAAGAAAAAGTTAGCAAGACTTGAGCGATACGTACAGGAAGAAGGTCCTGACTATAGAGTACGATTTGCTTGGCAGGATCATAATGATGCTGGTATGAACACGGTTGCTGATCGTGTTGAGCACGAGAAGAAACATATCAAAGAACTGGAGGAAAGGATTGCAGGTGAACTGACTACCAATATCCAAGATAAGACTATGCAACTGGAGGAGGTCAGACAGAGACCTCAGGCACCTCCTGGTGGTGCACCTAAAGGTAGTAGATTCTTCCCTCTGCCTAAGGGTCACTTTGATGGTCAGATATATCAGTACCATAGATCTCACGCATCATCAAGTAGAGGAGCACACCAAGGTGTTGACCTAGTTGAAAAGTATCCTTTCGGACCTAACCCTGCAATCGATGTTGTCGCTGTTGTTGGTGGTGAGGCGATCACAGATAGGTACGTACCTAATCTTGATTATCTGGCAGGTATTATGATTAAAGGTGACGATGGTTACGACCAGCGTTACTTGCATATGATTCCTAGCATCAAACCTGGAGACAGGGTAGAGGCAGGACAGGTCATCGGTAAACTCGTTGATATGAGACGAGTTGGTAGAAGTATTGATGACACTCACCTACACTTTGAGGTCTATCCTCGTGGTAGGGGTGGAGACTTGAGTCCTCACGTCACGTACCCTAAACTGTTTGGAACTCCTAGACAGCATCAGAACACGATTGTAAACGCCACACAAGGACCTGATGGTGGCGTTCCTCATACCAGGATCCCAGTGGGAGACATAAATACTGACAAACCCAACACTAGAATCCCACAGAAACCTAAGAGAAAGAAACCAACCTCCCAGGCAGTCATCTTACAACCTGCCATTAGAAGAATGAGTACATCTGGTGGAGGCAACGACGTACAATTCTCATCCCCCTCAGCTAGCATCAGATAATGGCAGTATCAACACCTTCAATTAGATTTTATAAGTTCGTCACTGGTCCCAAAGGGGATGGTGCGACGGTATCTATTGGTGGAAAGCAAGTTGCTGGTGCAAGTTTCGCGAGTACATTAAATGCGATTAATTCCCTAGGTGCTACTGTTAATAGTATTGGTGTAGCACTGAAGAGACAACAGGCTGCAACACAAGCTGCACAAGCAGAGGCAGCACGTAATGCACAACTGAGTAGAGATAGAAATCTAGAAGGTAAGATCGAAGCACCGAAGGAAAATATCGGTCAGAAGATTGGTGGCGTCATTGCTGCAGCATCCCCAACCTTTATGGAATGGTTGGGTAAATTACTAAAAAGTATGCTGATATATGGCGTACTGGATTGGTTATCTGATCCAAAGAATAGGGAGAGTATAGAACGTACATTCAAGCGACTTAAATCGTTCTTTGAAGGGGTCGTAGCGTTCTTCACTCGTGTCACTGATTTTATAACTACAAACTGGGAGAAAGCATTTGGAAAGGATAAAACTTTCCAAGAGAGGATGGAGGGTGCACTTAAATTAATAGGTGCAGGTGCTGCTGTCCTGGTAGGTCTTGCCTTCCTCAAAAATCCCATAAAGACTATCACTACTTTTGGCAAGATGCTTACGGGCGTTGCCAAAGGTATTTTTAATCTTGGTAAGTTCCTTGGTGGCAATGTGATTGGTCAGACGCTCCTGGCGGCAGGTCAGGGCATTATGGCTTATCAGGATGTGATGGCGAACTATGAGGGTGATGAAGAAGACAGAAGATCTGCTGCAATCGGTGCTGGTACTGGAGCTGCCGTTGGTGGTATGGCACTGGGTGCGCTCGGCAATAAACTTGCTGGTCCTATTGGTGGTCTGATTGGTAATGCCCTTGGTGGATTTCTTGGTAAGCACGCAGGTAAATTCTTAGGTCCTATTGTCAAGGATACCTTCAATGCGCTGAAGGATTTCTTTGAACAGATAATGAAGGTTGTCAATGCCTTCCTGGAACCTATCAAGAAGGCAACCAAAGAATTCTTTGAGGCATTGGGTCCAGCGATCCAGAAGTTGGTAGACTTCATCAAGCCACATCTACCCAAGATAATGGAGGTTGCTTCATTCTTGGGTGAAACTGCATTCAAGCCCCTGATTATGCTTATGCAGGGTCTTACTAACGTATTGAAGTGGGTTGCTGGTACAAAACCTGAAGAGACACCTGAAACACCTGGATTAACACCAGAGCAGCAAGCAGCAAATGATGGTGTCATCCTAGAGAGTAAGGGTGGACCATTCCCTGCAATATCATCCGCTGCAGAGTTCTCAAAGGGTGGAATTCTTCCATTCAGTCCAACTACTATCGTTAACAGCGTCCACGTACCTAAGAGGTCTATGGGTGGCAGCGTGTATAACATCAAACCACGTTTGGCACCACCTCAGATCACCAAGGTGCAGGAGATGGCGAAGGGTGGTTGGATCCGTGGACCACAGTCAGGTTACCCAGTATCACTCGATGGTGGAAGGTCCGTATCCTTTATCGGTCACGGAACAGAATATGTGGCACAAAGATCCGCTGGGGGTTTTGTAATACCCTTTGATACCCCTCATACGCGCAGAGATCCTGGTTTGACCGCTAGAAGGATCGGTCAGGCACGTGCAGGTGGGTACTTGAAATCTGCAGGCGGTAAACTACCTGAAATGGGTCTAGGAGGCATCCTAGGGGGTATTGGTAAGGGTATTGGTGCCGTAATGAATACGGTGCAACCAGTTGTCAACGCTGTAGCGCCCATTGCTGCAAATATCCCTCAGTTGGCACCAGTTGTTGGTGCTGGTAAGACCATTATGAATTTGACTCAGACTGTCCTAGAAGCGACTGATGAGGCAGATGCTATGGAGACAGCTGAAGGTATCAAGACCATCGTACTTGACATTATGGAACTTCCTGGTGGAGTTGCTGATGGTGGAGGAGAAAGTGCACCTGTTGTTCTCCCTGGAAAGCAGAATCCAGCAAATCAATTCCTGCAAAGTCGTTTTGGATTCCTTGGTGAGGGATCTTCTATCTTGAGTAATTTCTTCTGATGTCAGCACAACCTAAAGGTTACGAACTAAAAGAATTCGCACTTTTGTTGGGTGATGGAGACATCTCAACGAAAACAGATCTGTCTGAACTGAAGTTTTCGGGTGAGGATGCATTTGATCTTAGAGATGTTTGTTCCAACTTCAATTACTATGAAGCAGTAGAATCGCCTGTTATCAGATGTGAGTTTTTGATTTATGACACCGTAGATCTGATTTCTGGTATCAATGGTAATGAATATATTCGTTTGGTACTGACTACCGATACTGCTCCTGATACTGAGATTGAGGTAGTTCAAAAAATATTCAAAGTTGGTGAAGTTACCAAATCTGAGCGTGCAGTTACGTACATCCTGTACACTACATCTCCTGGTGCACATTTGAACGAAGCAAATCGTGTATTTAAGTCATTTACCGATCAACCAGGTAGTGCAGTTGTCAATAAAATTGAAAAGGAATACTTGAACAGGAAGGTAAAACACAAACTATGGGAAGAAGCGAGAGGCAACTTTAACTTCATCTCTCCGTCTTGGAGAGCGTATGATGTTATTTCATACGTACAAGATAAGATTGTAGGTAGTGTTTCTGGAAGACCTGGGTATCTCTATTGGGAGACTTCAAGAGGCACAAATTTTGCTACAATGGATATGCTTTGTTCGGAGTCAAATCCATCATTCACTAATCCGATTGTTTATACCTATGAACAAGCGAACGTGGGTGCTGCTCCTGGGGGTGATCTCAATGCATTCAAGATTGAGAGCATCAACTATCCTGACAGAGCAAACACACTAGAACGTTTACGTTCTGGTACGTTCAGTAATACCGTTTTAGGTATTACTATGCCTGCATTGACTAGCGGGTTCTTACCTAGCAGTGGTTCAACCTCTGACGGTAAGAAAGATAGTTCACCATCTGGTTCTATCAATCCTCCTATTAATATGGGGGCAAAGGAAGTTTGGGGTATGTCAAAGCACCTTAATAAGGGGTTCCCATTCTTTAAGGTAAATGATGATTACTTCTCACCAGAGAAACCAGCAAGGATCAAGATTCGTGCACTACCTTCAATGAAGAATGCACAGAACTCTGCAAATCCTGATGGAAATGCTGGAAATATGACATTTGACACTATTCAATCTTCTGCCTATAGTACGTCTAGATGGCAGCTGCTAAATGCGATTAAATTGGACATCAAAATCCCTGGAAACGCATCCATTGCAGCAGGAGATGTGATCAATGTCAGAATTCCATCATCTCAGTCACAGTCTGGTCGTATTGAACTTGACGAAATGTACTCAGGCAAGTATCTTGTACTTGGTTTGAAGCATACTTATACAAAGTCAGGTATCACCACAAGCCTAAATCTATCAAAGGACAGCATACTCTAATGGAGAACATCGAAGCACATATTGCCAAGGACAAAGAGATCCTTGACAACCCCAATACAAATCCTCAAATGCGTCGTCACATTGAAGGCGAATTGCACGACCTGGAGGATTATGTAGAACACCACAAAAAAGAAATCGAAGCAGGTGATCATCACGATCCCACATATTTGGAACTTTTCTGCGATCAGAATCCCTCAGAACCAGAATGTCTAGTTTATGAAGACTGATTTTATTGATGGAGGTAAAATCTCCGATGAGACTATTGACAATTTGATCGAATTCTGGGATAATTGCACATACCTTAGAAAGGTGAACGGAGAGTTCTCCGATGGAGTTGACAAATCAGTCAAAAACTCCGTTGATATGGCAATCCCGCCATATCTGAATGAAAAAGCAGTACGTCTTTTTCTTGGAGAACTACAATCTTGTTTAGACGATTACCTTACTAAGTTTACATACGCCCGTATGGCAGATCTGGAGTTGAATGAACCTTTCAACATTCAGTGGTATCCAAAGGGCAACGGTGGTTATCACCGCCCTCATTGTGAACGTATTGGTTCTGATAAAACTACTACGTGGCGTCACCTTGCTTGGATGACGTATCTTAATGATGTTGAAGAGGGTGGTGAAACCTACTGGATCCACCAATATAAAAAAGTCAAACCACAAAAAGGTTTGACACTCTTCTGGCCAGCAGATTGGACTCACGTCCATCACGGTCTGCCAGCACCAAATGAAGAGAAAATGATTGCCACAGGATGGATCTCATATGCTTAGGGCGAATAGCTCAGCGGTAGAGCTACTCGTTTACACCGAGTCGGTCGGGGGTTCGATCCCCTCTTCGCCCATTGTCGAAAATTTTTTATGAAAAGCGTCATTCTTGCAGGTCTTCTCTTGGGTGCTGCCCACGGGATGACAGTCCCTGTCAATGCAGGGGAAGACAAGATTACCAAAGGATATAACTCATACGATGCTATGGGTTGTATGTTGGTACGTGAATGCACTAAGGATGTTAAAAAGGTCAATTCCCTTTTAGACATCTCGTCGGAGTATCCGAAACCCGAACGATACACTTTTGCATCGCAAGAGTTCAACCGACTGTTGACAACACTGGATAAGATCGGTGTTGAGGTATTTCTTGCCGATCAACGCTATTTCCCTAAGGGTCATCGTGGTGTGTATCACACCGTCAGTAATAACTTTTATCTGAACAGGGACTGGATGGATGATCCTGCTGTCCTGATGCAACTGATGCGTCACGAAGGATGGCACGCTGCTCAAGATTGTATGGCAGGAACTATTGAGAATAGTCTGATTGCCATCATCAAACCAGAAGAGGATGTGCCTATGATCTGGAAGGTTATGGCAGAGCGCACCTATCCCGCCAATGCTGTGCCCTGGGAAGCAGAAGCAGGTTGGGCAGGACGTACTGAGGGTATGACTCAGGCAGCATTGGATGCTTGTGCCACTGGTAAGATGTGGGAGATCTACGAACCCACACCTTTGACCCGTAAATACCTCGTTGAGGAAGGATATATCAAAGATTGATTCTTCCTGTATAAATACCAATATAAGAAATTAAACGTTATTATTAATGACTGCTATCAATACTATTGGTAAGTCCGATGTGATGGGTCGTGACGGATTCACCTGGTGGGTAGGTGAAGTAGAAGATAAAAAGGATCCTCAGCAACTTGGACGAGTTCGTGTACGTGTCATCGGATGGTACACTGGCGGACAAAGTAAAGAAGCATATCTGTCCTCTGTAAAGACAGAGGATCTCCCTTGGGCATCTGTACTGCTGCCTACCGACCAACCTGGCATCAAAAACACTGGCACCACTACCGAACTGGAAGTTGGTGCACAGGTGTTGGGTTTCTTCCTTGATGGTGAAGAGGCACAACTTCCTGTCGTTATGGGTTCTTTCCGAGGAATGCGTAATGTCAATGACAAGAAGTCGGGTGGAGACGGTGGTGATAGTGCCGTTAGCAAGACGACTGTTGCAAGTCCAGACAATGCACCCGACTATCCTCCCGCCGCGAAGGATGGCGCGGGTGCTGATGTGCCTGGCGGAGCACCATTCAACAAAACGGGTTCAGCACCTGCTGATTCGGCTGGCGGCGAAGCAACTGACCGAGGAATTCTTGGCAAGGCAGAGCAAGGACTAGCAGGTCATTATGCAACTAACCCCAAAGTTGTACCACAGGAACCTCAAGCGATCAGCAATGGTGTTCAGGGTCCTGCTGGAGAGGGTTTTGAGAAAGACCTGGAGAGAATGCTCACTGAGGTTGGTAATCTTGCAAGTGGACTTGCATCTGACCCTGCTGGCAACTTAGTCTCACTCATCACTGGTAAGAAGGTCGATAACCAGATCCTGAAGAAGGCGATGAAAGGTATCAACCTGCTGATGGCAAATGGTATTTCAGGCATTATGTCCTGGATGAAAGAGATTCTTGCTAAGCAGATTGACGCTATTGTTGGTGCTATTAAGAAGTTCCTGACTCAGATCATCCCTCTTGGTATTCTCAATGCTCTCTTGGAACTGGCAGACTTCATCTTCAGTCTGTTTTGTGGGTTTGAGGGTCAATGGATTCTTGGTCTTGTAAAAAGTGCGCTAAATGACACAGCTGCCTTTGCCAATCAGATGGCAGATATTATTGTGTCCAAAGTATATGATGCTATCCCTGCATCTGTAACAAGCACTGTTAATGGCATTGTAGGAAAAGTCAAGAGTGGTCTGCAAAAAGTTGCATCTGTTGCACGTACACTCGTTAAGGCAATCCAAGTAGTTAAGAATACTATTGGTCAGTTTAAGCAGATGGGTCAAGCACTTGACTCAATCTTCCAATTTGACTTCAGTAAGATCAACTGGGGCAGCGTTGTATCTTTGATCATCGCTATCCTTAAGATGCTGCTTCCTAAGAAGGACTGCGGCAGGAAACTACGAAAATCAAAACTAAAATTCTGGTTACCACTATTCGGAGCATCGACTTGCGATACTGTCCCTGAGTTTATGACAAGGGAAGTGCAGGTTGATTTGGGTGGTAATAATACTGCTGGTGACATCATCAGTAATATGTACTCCAACCTGGATCCATTTGCGATGCAGGTTACAACCTTTATGAACGGTGCATCCGTCATTCAGGATAATACCAAGGGTAAAGAGAAGACTATTGTCAGTGATACTGGCGGTCAGACTAAGATCTCTGATAACCAGGGTAACACTCACTACAACCAACCTAAGAACGAAACTAAGATCATTGGTGGTGATAAGTGTACTACTGTCAAAGGTAACAAGTGTGAGACTATCGAGGGTGATTATACCTTGATCGTCAACGGTGACTTCAACCTTGAGGTACGTGGTGCATTCAACGAGCACACTTCCAATGGTGTTGGTATGGAGGGTGATGATGGTGCTGGTGGTGGAAGTCCTGGTGAGCAGCAAGCAAAGTCTTCACAGACCAAAGCTGCTGACCACGAGATGAACTACCAAGGTAACTATGGTATTCAGGCAGCAAACATCACCTTCAGTGCATTTAACGAGTTCGCTGTCAACGCTGGTAACATCAACAATAAAGCAACCTCTATGATGAACTCGATCTCTGGTGAGATCGTCAACGAATGTTCTTGGCAGACTAATCTTGTCAACAACGTTGTGTTCAATATGGTTGGTATGCTGAACATCCTGCCTGGTATCACTGGTAGAATGTCAATCATCAAAGGTCCAGATCTCACTATGACTGCTGAGGTCGCTGGAACCAGTGCTCTCCCTGCTACACAGATCCGTATGTCAGTTGGTTCTTCATTGCCTTCTGGTATGGTAGACATCGTTGCTGGTACCTCTGGTGGTCACGCAACTCTGGTTGCTTGTCCTGCTGGTGGCATCGGTGAGTTTGTTACAGCAGGTGGCGGTGCCATTGTAAACCAGGTAACATCTGGTGTGGCATCATATGGAGTCGGAACTGGTCTTTTTGCTGCTGGTTGCGGCGTCGGACCTACCCAAATTTACGGTCTGCCATTGCTACTGAACTGATTCTGTGCTACTCTATTGAGTGAAGAACTCTGGGACCTAATGGAAACCTATCTTGAGTACGTGTGGGTTGACTTTACCCATCGCTCAATCAAACTCCTCAGTGATGATGGTCACGAGGAAACTATTAACTGGAAATGGGACGAGGAGGGTGCCGAAGGGTTTGCCCACACCGTCGCTATGATTCAAGAAACTATCGAACCTGAACGTCGTCATTATCTTCTATGAAAACACCACTGAGAGTAACTGTCGAAGAAGTAGAAAAGAACTTCGACTTCATCTTTTCACTCGTAGAACGAGGAGAAACTATCCTCATCGAAGCACCTAAAGGTAATGTAATGATGGTGCCTGTCAATTCTGCCTATTCACGATTGGAAGAAGAGAAGGCAGCAGAGTATATGCCTATGGGACCTATGGCACCAATCCCAGGTGTCACCCTACCTTCTGACGCTGATGTCAGAAGTTACGTGGATGAAACACTTAACGAGTTGAACGGAGATCTTTGATATATAAACTATGGATCAGGATGCTTTTCTCGATCTCTTGCTAGGACACTGGCACAACCTAAAACAAGCCCAAATGTATCCATCGTCATTTGCGTATATCCACTACTGGTGGTACGTAGATGAAGACGATACATTAAGATCAAAGCAATGGTACGACTGGAACGGTGAAATCTATCGTCAACGTCGTCACTCTCTGATCAGTAATCCAAACAACATCACGTTGAAAACCTGGATTGATGATGAGGAGATGCCTGATCTAGTGTTCACAGAGTCTGAGCACGGGTACCAAGGAAGCACCTTACCTGGTGCTGTCAACGGTAAAGGAAACAAGGTGGAATCAAAGATTCTCCTAACTAAGGAGACATTTGATACGGATGACAAGGGATGGAACGATCAAGGTAAAATGATCTGGGGTACAAATAGAGGTCCGTTTCAGTTCATCCGATGTTCAAAATCTATTCCGACTACCGTTTCCTCACCCAGGTAGGATTAGCACGTATCTGGTATCTAAATGGGTTACCGTTCACCTTTGACGAGGTTGACGATCCCACAGATGACGTGATAGAATTAGCGCACAAGCAGACTTATATTAGTCTCGAAGAAATTATGAAAGCAAGTGAGTATCTCGTTATTGAGCAATGCCACCCAATCATATTTGAACTTGAGTCTGTAGTCTGTGAAGAAGAACTCCCATTTTGAACTTCTATGAAACTGCACACACCGACCAAGCAATTTATCCAAAAAGATGGTACAATTTGGGAGTGGGTAGAAACTCCTGAACTGCGTACGTTTATCGCGGAACAGGAAAAGAGAAACCTCACCGCCAGATTAGCTCAGCGGTAGAGCAACTGTCTTGTAAACAGTAGGTCACCCGTTCAAATCGGGTATTTGGCTCTCATCAACCTTTATTATGACACACTACAAACCCTATAGTCCAGAATGGCATAGGAAACGCTATCTAAAAGAAGCGTTACTTACATATCTCGATGATGGTATTCCCAACGAAACTATCTACGAGGACATTCTTGACGTACTTCAGGAACGTTCTGATACTGCGTATGCAGACTGGAACAAAACTGAAGAGTTATCAGAAATGATTTCTAAATAGTCCGACACTCAAGAAACCATAATGCTCTCAACTGCGTATCGTCTCAGATTGGAGTCCATCTGTCGTTGTATCGCAAACAACGAACCAGTTCCATTGGAAGATATGATCTGGGCAGAGAAACTTGCCAAAGCACATACTCTTGCTAGAGACTGGATGAACAAAGCACGCCGTCAGGCATCAAATCCTGATATGCAGGAAGGAAGTATGGATGATTTTATGAATAGGATGGGACTAGGTGACCCCGACCCATCCAATCATAGAACGGGGTTCAGT